AAATTTAGCCGCAAAATCAACACCTTTAGATGTAGAAAAAGATTCTACATTCATACATAATATATGCAGCTTTTCATTGGTTTCAAACAAAGCACTTAATAATCTATCTTGTTTTTTATTAATATTGGCTTGCCAAAGGATATTAGTTATTTCAATATGTTCAGGAAAATGAGCAGGTATTTCTTGATCATGCCAATTTTTATATACCCCTTTAGGAGCAATCAATAGTAAACCATCTATCTTACCTTGATCATACAGCATAGCTGCATTATCTAATAATACNTTTGATTTACCTGTACCCATNTCCATAAAATACGCATAGTATTTTCTTTCCCAAGATTTTTCCAACGCTGTAATTTGATGTGCGTAGGGCTTCGTCTTAAATTTATAGTTCATAATGTTTCTTCTTTCTGTATTGACTTCTTTTAACATAATAGATATATATTTGTCAATGAAAGAAAATACAGTTTATGTAATACAAGAAATACCTGGAACTAGAGATGGTAAGCCTAGAATTAATATTATAGGTGCAGCCGAATACGGTTCCTTGAAATTTTTATTACCCGAACTTTCACAAATTATATTTTCTCCAGGTCCCTTAATTTTTAAATTAAGAAAGGCTTTGAAAAATTATACACGTGAAGATTATCTTTTATTAACTGGAGACCCTGCTATAATTGGTGTGGCTTGTTCAATTGTATCAGATATAACAAACGGAAAATACAAGCTGTTAAAATGGGATAAACAAGAAAAGAAATATTATCCCATCACCATTAATCTATACGAGAAAGGAGAAGTAAATGATGAGTGATATTAACTTTGAAGACGACCGCAAGGAAAGTTTAGGAGCTGTAAATGAGGCTAAAGAACTTTCTGATCAAGTGATCAAACTGAGATCTTTAGAAGACGAGATCGCAGAACAGGAAAAAAAAATAAAAGAGTTGAAAAGAAAGTCTGAATTATTGTCGGGAGAAGTTATTCCAACAATGATGCAAGAGATGAACATTTCAACTTTAAAACTAGCAGATGGTTCCGCTGTTGAAGTGAAACCAATCTACGGTGCTTCTATTCCTAAAGATAAACAGGAAGGAGCATTTAAATGGCTTCGAGAAAACGGCTTAGGTGATTTGATTAAAAATCAAATCATTGTTGCTTTTGGCCGTAACGAAGACAACAAGGCAATGGCTTACGCCACCCTTGCTCAGGGTAAAGGATACGAACCAATCCAGAAGTTAAAGGTTGAACCTATGACCCTTAAAGCTTTAGTTCGTGAGCGTCTTGAATCTGGAAAAGAGATGCCCACGGAACTATTTAACGTGTTTGCAGGCAGCCAAACCAAAATAACAAGGAGCAAATAAACATGAACCAGGAAACTAACGTTCAAGTTAAATCCAATGCTCAAGTCCCAGCTAATACATTAGAAGAGGACGCAGGCAAAGGATTGGGTAAGCTAGGTCAAGAAGATTTAGCATTACCTTTTTTAAAAATCCTAGGACAATTATCGCCCGAAGTAAATAAAAGGGATGGTAAACATGTCGAAGGTGCAGAACCAGGAATGATTTTTAATTCTGTTTCTGGAGAGTTGTATGATGGTACGAAGGGCATTAGTGTCATTCCGTGCTTTTATAGACTCGAATACATCGAGTGGAAAGACAGAGGAGAAGGATCAGGCGCACCAGTGGCAATTCACTCTTCGGCGTCTGACATAATGAGTAAGACAAAAATGGATGCAAACTTTAAAGATAGATTACCAAACGGTAATTACATCGATAAAACTGCAAGTCACTTTGTAGTTATTACTCAGCCCACAGCTGCAACCGCTTTGATTTCTATGAAATCTACTCAATTAAAAATTAGTAGAAAGTGGAACTCAATGATGGCAGGAATAAAGATGAAAGGGAAAAACGGTATGTTTACCCCAGCATCTTTTAGCCATACTTATCAATTAAGAACTGTGCAACAGTCTAATGATAAAGGAACTTGGTTTGGTTGGGAGGTACAAAAAATTGGTCCCGTATCGAATACGGAAATGTACCAACAAGCTAAAGCTTTTGCTGAAAATATTTCTAAAGGAAATGTTAAAGCAAAGCATGGTGAAGCAGCCCCGAAAGGATCTGACTCTCACTTCTAAATTTTCCCTTGCGGAAAATAGGGCGCCAAGCGGGAGACTTAATGGCGCCCGAGAAAGCTATAGGTATGGATCAAAAGTTTATAAAATTATTTAATGGATATAAAGCCGCTTATGGTGTAGCCGATATGACTCACCCTGATGCTTATGTCGAAGCAAATGGGAAACAAAAACCTGTTTATAGATGGAACTTCGAAGCTTTTACAGATCAAGTTTACAGTGATCATTTAAGTGGTAAAAAATCTGTAGGAATACAACCTTGCAATGAAAACTCTAGAGTAGTTTTTGGTGTTATAGATATTGATCCAAAAAACTATGCAGACTTTAATAAGAAATTTTATATTGATATTATACAAGAATACAAACTTCCCCTTATTCCCATTGAATCTAAAAGTGGTGGACTCCACTTATATTTATTTTTAAAAGAATTTACATCAGCTTCTCTTATTGTTTCTTTCTTAAGTAATCTTTTACCTTTGTTTGAACTAAAACCAGACTGCGAAATTTTTCCTAAGCAAACTCAATTAACTAAGAATAATGAAAGTGGAGAGCTTAGCCCAGGACAATTTATTAATCTTCCTTACTATAAAGGATCCGAAAGAAAAGCTTTAAATATAGACGGAACAGCATTTACTTTACAGCAATTTGTTGATGTAGCTGAAAGTAATCTTGTTAATGAAAGTGATCTTAAAGAACTTACAACTTCTATAGAAAATAAAGATATGGAAGGTGTACATGATGATTTTTTAGAAGGACCCCCTTGTTTATCTAAACTTTCCACTATAATGAAAGACCCTCATTTTGATGGTAAAGATCGATTTATGTACAACTATCATGTCTTTGTTAAGATGAAGTACCCAGATAGTTGGCAACAAAAAGTAAAGAATGCCCCTGTTAGATATTTCTCAGAGCAACACGCTAATGCATGGGATGATAAATTATTAAATGCTAAAGTCAGATCTTGGAACAGATCTTTAAAAGGTTTTACCTGTACTCAAAGTCCTATCAGTGATCACTGTAAAAAAGGACTATGTGTTAAGAAGAAGTTTGGAATATTAGCAGGATCAAAAGGCAGCTATCCTATATTAACCAACCTAAGAAAAATTGATCTTGATCCAGACCCCGAGTTTGAATTTGATGTTACTAAACCCGATGGTATCAGCACAGCTACGGTTCATTGTAGAACAGTAGAACATGTTAATGATCAAAGAAAAAGAAGAAATGCCATTTCAAAAGCAGCAGGTTTTGCTCCACCAATCATCAAAGGAAACGAAGAACAAGTAGTTTTGGATACATTATGGAAAAGTCAAAAGATAGTTACACCCCCTATTGGTACTACACCTAAGGAAAAATTACACGACAATCTTTATCAAAAAATTACAGGACCCGAAGCTAAGAATGATGCCTCATTTAAATCAGGNACTACTTTNATTCAAGATGACTATGCTTATTTTAAATTTGACACTTTTTATAAAAAATTAAAAAACAGAGGATGGCGTTATCCCGAAGATAAGACAGGTTCAATGATGTTAAAAATATATAAAGAATGCGAAATAGATTTCTTAGATCAAAAAAGATTCCCAACTAAAGATAAAGGTAAATACAATAGTCCCACTAAAAATGTAGTAATGATAGCCATTAAAAAATTTGAGAAGGTTCAAATTTATCATAAACTAACTGAACATAAAAAGGATATTCTGTGATAAGAAAAATACTAGGTCCTCCCGGAACAGGTAAAACTACTAGACTTTTAAAGTATGTACAAACTTTTTTAAAACTAGGCACACCTCTTGAGAGAATTGGTTATTTTGCTTTTACTAAGAAAGCAGCTAATGAGGCTAAAGAAAGAATGTTAAAACTATATCCTCAGTATGGATATCGAGATTTAAGATCTTTCCAAACACTTCATTCATTGGCCTTTACAACTTTAGGAATGAAAAAAGATAATGTTATGCAACCCGAACATTATCAAGAAGTAGGCAAAGCCATAGGTATAGAAGTAACTGTTTATAGAGGAGGACAAGAAGAGACAGGATACATTGATTCAGATAGTGAATATTTTAATGTGATTAATACAGCTAGAATTAAAAATAGAACTCTTAAAGAAGAATACAATACAGATTTATATTCTGATGATTTAGATTATAATTTTTTAGAAATTATAGAGAAAGAATTAAATAATTATAAAGATTCTTTTAAGCTCAAAGATTTTACTGATATGATTGAAGAGTTTATTTCGTCTCAATTATGCCCAAGTTTTGATGTAATTTTTATTGATGAAGCTCAAGATTTATCACCAATTCAATGGAAAATGTACGATATTTTGAAGAAAAATTGTAAACATATTATCTTAGCTGGTGATGATGATCAAGCTATATATGGTTGGGCTGGTGCTGATGTTAAAAGATTTCAAAGTGAACCCGCAAAAGAAATAGTATTACCTAAATCTTATAGAGTTCCGATTGAAGTTCAACACGTAGCTTATACTATCATATCTCAAATTGAAACTAGAATACCAAAGGAATGGAAACCAAGAGACAGTAAAGGACATTGCGAAGAAGTATATAGTTTAGACGAAGTTGATTTAACTGAAGGTAATTGGTTAGTTCTTGCAAGAACTAATTATAGATTAATTAAATTAAAACCTTACTTATTAGAGAGAGGTATTTATTTTGAGTATAAAAATAGAAAAAGTTTTAGCGCAAAATTATACAAGGCTATTCAAGATTTTACAAGATGGACAAGTGGAAATCCTTTAACCCCTGCTGAGATAAAAGATATCTTTGATTATACAGGTCACGAATTTAATTTTGATGAAGGTAAAGTATATGATTGTTCAGATTTTGGAATTGATGAGATGGATACCTGGTATGAAATATTTAACTCTGATCCAGAACAAATTTTATACATTAGGCAAATGTTGAGTAATAAAGAAAAACTTTCTCAGGATGCACGTGTAAAACTTTCGACAATTCATTCAGCTAAAGGGGGTGAAGCAGATAATGTATTATTGATATTAGATAATACAGATAAGATTCGAGAAGGTATTGAAAAGAGTCCTGAGAAAGCCGACGAAGAACATCGTGTTTGGTATGTCGGTGTAACAAGAACTAAACAAAACTTATATATAATGGGAGCAAAGGAGGATAGATTAGGATATGAAATCCAAAGTATACACTAAGCAGCACGGTGGGAATCACTATTCAAATTTTAAGATTCAACCATCGCAGTTTATCAACGCCAACAATTTGCCTTTCGCAGAAGGTAATGCTATTAAATATATTTGTAGGCATTCCTACAAAGGAAAGAAGGAAGACTTAAAAAAAGCAATACACTATATAGAAATGATAATGGAGAGAGACTATGAAAATACCAAAGTTTGAAGCGCAGACTGAGTGGGTAAAACCAACTGAATTTCCAGACCTAAGACAGGTAGATGAAATTGCAATTGACTTAGAAACCAAAGACCCAGGTTTAAAAAACAAAGGGTCAGGTTCTATTATTGGAGATGGAGATGTTGTAGGCATTTCTGTGGCAACAACTCATTACAAAGGATACTTTCCTATTGCCCATGAAGGAGGCGGTAATATGGATCGTAAGAAAGTATTAGATTGGTTAAAAGATATTTTGGAATCTCAATCTATTAAAGTTTTTCATAACGCTATCTATGATGTGTGTTGGTTAAGAAGATTAGGATTTAAAATTAATGGCGATATTGTATGCACAATGGTTGCTGCAGCAGTGACTGATGAAAATAGATATAGGTATGATCTTAACAGCTTATCTTGGCATTATTTAGGTTATGGTAAAAATGAAAGAGCTTTAGTTGAAGCAGCTGAAGGATGGGGTATCGATCCGAAAGCAGAGATGTATAAACTTCCCGCAATGCATGTAGGGGCTTATGCTGAAAGAGACGCAGAAGTAACTCTAGGTTTATGGCAAGAACTTAAAAAAGAAATTATTCATCAAGATTTAGAAGACATCTTTGATCTTGAAACAGAACTCTTCCCTTGTTTAGTAGATATGAGATTTAAAGGGGTTAGAGTAGATGTAGAAAGAGCACATCAAATGAAGAAAGAGTTTGTAACTGAAGAAAATAAATTACTTAATAACATAGAGCTAGAAACAAATATTAGACCTCAAATTTGGGCAGCAAGAAGTATAGCAAATGTTTTTGATGTACTCAAGATTCCTTATGAACGAACTGTGAAAACAGAAGCCCCTTCTTTTACTAAGAATTTTTTACAAGAACACGCTCATCCTGTTGTAAATTTAATTGCCAAAGCAAGAGAAATTAATAAAGCCCACACAACTTTTATTGATTCTATTTTAAAATACGAACATAAAGGAAGAATTCACGCAGAGATTAATCAATTAAGAAACGCAGGGGGCGGAACGGTTACAGGAAGATTTAGTTATCAGAATCCTAATCTTCAACAAATTCCTGCAAGAAACAAGGATCTAGGACCAAAGATAAGAAGTTTATTTATACCTGAAGAAGGATGTAAGTGGGGATGTTTTGACTACTCTCAACAAGAACCAAGACTCGTAGTTCATTATGCGGCTTTATATAAACTTCCTTCAGTTTATGAAGTTGTAGATTCTTATCAAGAAGATAGCGATTCAGATTTTCACGGAAGAGTAGCGGAAATGGCACAAATTCCTAGAGACCAGGCTAAAACTATTAACCTTGGTTTATTTTATGGAATGGGTAAAGCTAAACTACAGGCTGAACTTGGAGTAAGCAAAGAAAAAGCAGAAGAATTATTTGCTCAGTACCATGCTAAAGTACCTTTTGTTAAACAGTTAATGAGTAAAGCTTCCAACAGAGCACAGGACAGAGGACAAATTAGAACATTACTTGGAAGACTTTGTAGATTTCATTTATGGGAACCCAATCAATTCGGTATGCATAAAGCTATGACTCATGAAGATGCCCTCGCAGAACACGGACCAGGGATCAGAAGAGCTTATACCTACAAAGCTTTAAACAAGCTCATACAAGGATCAGCAGCTGATATGACTAAAAAATCAATGGTTGATTTATATAAAGAGGGTATTGTAGCCCATATTCAGATACATGATGAGCTAGATATATCAATTGAAGACGATAAACAGGTTGAAAAAATCATTGAGATTATGGAACAATCTGTTAAACTAGAGGTCCCTAATAAAGTTGATTATGAATCAGGTAAAAATTGGGGAGACATATACGACAAATAGGAGGGAACATGAATATATTAGACCAGATCAATCACCTATGGACAGATCACAAAAAACTAGTGATTGCTGCTGTAGTGATTATAGTTATTTTAGCAATTTTATAATAAGGCTGTATGTTGCATGGCATATCTAAACGCAAATATTCCCGCGACATACGCGCAGATAAGGAAGGAGTATCTCTATGACCTTAAAAAACACCATGGAGAAGTGGAAGACTGTATTGTATTTGCTGTGGCATCGATTACAGGGCGTCCCATATTGTTTCATGCAATTATGG